CACGAGGACGAGCGGCTTGGGTTTTGTCGGATCTACCGAACAAAACGCTAGCACTTATTGTAAAATAAGTGCAGATTACCAAGTCGACTGTGCGTGGTTGAATAACGCTTCTCGATTCTTTGGTTTGAATCCTGTTAGCATTGTGTGGGAGCTTGTCCCATACAGCTTCGTCGTCGACTGGTTTGTCGATGTCGGAGGCTATCTGCAGGATTATGAAACCGCTCTGGGCCTCGGTTTACAGTTTAAGCGGGGTTACACCACGACCATGCACTCTGTGCTTAATCGTGTGATAATCCCTACTGCTGATCGAACCGTGGGTGGCCGTCGCTTCGTAAACTTCACGAACGTGGAGTTTTTCGAGACATGGCGCCACATGCAGAGAACCAGGCTTTACGATACCCCGTTTCCGGCTTTGCCGACTTGGGACCCTAAGCTTGGTGCTTCGAGAATCGCCAGTGGAGCAGCCCTGTTACTAAACCTTCTTACCAAGTTCAATCCTCGGAACCGATTCGATGACAAAATTCGATTCGACCCGTGGGGACCTGGCTGGAAGTATCTCTAACTTACGCTAGAAATAGCTTTTCCAAGGAATTGCACATGGGTGCCGTATCCACAATCGCCATCAACGATGGCGCAACGACTCCGGTTGAACGGAGTTTTGTCCCGACACGCGAGAGTCCGGAAGGTTTCGTCTACCTGGATAAGTCGTCAGGCGTCGTCGTCACTTACAACAAGCTTGTTGTAGCGACGAAGTTGCCCAGTACGTCTTCAACCGGGGAGAAGAACTTCCGCGTCAAGTTGCAAGTGCACACGCCGATTGGCGAAGTGCTCCCTGCTAACCCATCGCTAACTCGGCTCGCATATACCCTCCGGTTTTCCGGTGAGTATGTGCTTCCCGAACGCTCGAGTGAACAGGAACGCAAGCATATCGCTGCGCTCGTAGCCAATGCCGCTAATCATGCTATGATTAAAGGTTTGGTTACGTCCCTTGACGGCCAATACTAGCATTACGGAGATCTATCATTATGACGGATCTTTCGTGGCGTGAAGGATTTTCACGCTTTTGCCAGTATATCAACTCTCCCGTCGCTCTTGGTGCGTACTTAAGACTCAAGTATGATGAAAGTCAACTTGCGTCTTTTAGTATCAACCCGAGCGACTACCGAAGCGTCGATTCCTTCGCCGCCGACTATCAGGTCGTCTCCTTTCTTAGGAAGTGGAGCGACCTGAAGACAGAGGTGTCGAAGGATCGTGTCACTATCCAGGCATTCTTGGATTGTGAGCGTCGTCTCTTTCATGTTAATAGAGCACTAAGTAATGTCGAGGGTCTTAGAAAAGACCAGCTGCTTCTGATAACCAGAATGCAGACTAAAATCTCATCATTGCTCGGCCCTTTCAGCATGTTTAAAGTCGACAACTTTGGTTGGGGACCAGGCGCGACCTCCTCCCTAAAAGGGGGTAGTGTCACGTTTGCAGATAAGATCCGTGAGGATCGAATATCCGTTACGTCAGATGCTTTAGGCCTAGCACAAAACGTAATAGGCCTAGATATCCACTGGCTTCGTGCCCGTGGTATCCCCGCTGATGGACCTTGTTCCTTGCTATCAAGCGAATTCAAGGTCGTCAGGGGTAGCCGTCTGTTGACTGTCCCGAAGGACGCAACGAAAAATCGCTTAATCGCTGCTGAACCTACAGCCAATATCTTCCTTCAAAAAGGCGTCGGCTCGTATATAAGAGCTAGACTCCTGAAGGTCGGAATTGATCTGAATGATCAGACTACCAACCAGAAATTGGCTGGTATAGCGTATCGTCGAAATCTTGCTACGCTCGATCTCGAGAACGCCAGCAATAGCGTGAGCACATCACTTGTCGAACTTCTTCTACCACCTGACTGGTTCTCGTATCTCGACTCCTTACGGAGCAAGTACGGTACCGTTGGCGATAGATCAATTCGATTCGAGATGTTTTCGTCCATGGGGAACGGCTTTACGTTCGAGCTGGAAAGCTTGATCTTCTGGGCCGCTACTTACGCCGTCTCGAGGGACGACCGCGATATTGGGATCTACGGTGATGACATAATCTGTCACCGTTCCGTAGCTCAAGATCTGATCGACCTTCTCGACGTCTTAGGCTTCAAGGTTAATACCAAGAAGACTTTTACGTCCGGTGCCTTCTTTGAAAGTTGTGGAAAACACTTCTTTCA